AGAAGGCATTGAGCCAAAAAGAACGGACGCCTTTTTTGTAGGCGTCCGGGTTGTCTGCGAACCACTTGGCCGGCTGCTTTCGCATGACGTCCTCGGGGATCAGGCAGCCGCAGGCCGGGCAGCTCCACGAGACGCCGCTCTTGAGGCTCCACGACTTTTTCCCGCGGATCCTCTTGACCTCCGGGTCGAAGTGGATATTGTCGAACACGATCTCGCTGTACTCCCCACACTCGGGGCAGCGGTGGCACCAGCGTTCCTGTGTGCCTTGGTAGAAGCTGGTCTCGATGTTGCTGGCGCCCTTGATGGTCGGGGTCGAGACCTCGACGGCCTTGGCGTTGTAGAAGGTCGCCTGACGGGCCTCGGCCAGCGCCCACGGGTCGCCCTCGGTGCCGGCGCTGGTCGCCCAGCGGTCGCGCTCGTCGCCGATGATATAGCGGGCAGGCGTGGAGGCCAGAGCCGAGGCGCTGTTAGAGCCGGTCAGGGTGAGCATCCCGCCCGGGAACGACTTCTGGAGGATTGTGTTGCCGCTGTCCTTGGCCTTGACGTCGTGCACCTTCGCCTTCAGGGGTTTGCTGTCGCGGATCATAGGGGCCACGCGGAGGCGGCTGAACTTCCGGGCGTCGTCGATGGTAGGGTGCACATAGAGGATGCTGCCGGGGTCTTGGTCGATGATGTAGCCGATGATGTTGAGCTCGAGCTCAGACTTGCCGACCTGAGAAGCGGCCACCATGACTATTTTGTGCACCTTCGGATCCGTAAAGGCCCGCATGGGCTCCTCGAGGTACGGGGTGCGCTTGGTACGCCACGGGCCGGCCTCGGCTGAGCTTTCCGGGGAGAGGCGGCGGTGCTTGTCGGCCCACTCGTCCACGGTCAGGCTCTCAGGTGGGGCGAAGCGTTTGACCGCTCCGGCGATGGCGGTATTGAGCTTCGCGGCGGCTTTTTTAGTCGTCCGCGTCATCGGCGAGCTGCTCGCTCCAGCCTTCCCGATCCCTTACTCGCCGGGCGTACACCTCGGGATCGTATTTATAACCGGCCAGCTCCGTCAGGATCTTGTAGACCTCTGTGCGGATGATCTCAGACGCCTCGGCGGGTGTTGCTGCGCCGGTGACGTCGACGGCCAGACGGCCCGGCAGGGCCACGAGCATCGACCTGATATTGTAGACGAGGTCGGTCATCACAGCCTCGACGTCCTCGCTGCGGTGCATGGTGCCCTTGAGCTCACTGAGCTGGAGGGCGGCGATGTCTGCCTTGCTGCGCTTGAGGTCAGCCTCAGCCTCCAGACGTCGGCCCTCGATCTCGCTGTCCTTCTTCGACGGCTCCCGGCCGTTGGCCTTGGCCGTCAGGTATCGGATGTACCTCTGGATCGTCGGCAGCAGGTCATAGCGGTTGGCGTTGCCTTCCTTAACCGCGGCGATGACGCCATCCTTGGTGAGCTGCTGCACTCGGCGGGGCGTCATGTCGAACAGGGCCGCGATGGTCTTGCTGTCGACGAGCTTGTTGTTGGTTGGGTTCGGCATGGCGTTCCCTCCTTTCTGCCGCTCGGGCGAAACGAAACGGCCCGAAAAAAATTTTTCCCGGCTGCGCGTTTTTTGGGCTCGCCAGCACCGCAGGCCAGAGGGGCCCGTCACAGTACCTTGCGGCGCTGCGTGCGGCCGTGGAGGCGTCTGCGCGTCGCTGTGGCGCGCTCTGTGCGCGTCTGGCGGTGTTGGCCGTGCTCGACGTCGGGTGCGGCTGTGGACGCGCTGTGCGGCGTTCTGGTGGGCTCTGGCTTAGAGGCCGAGGGCTCGCTTCATGTGGTGCTCGAGGCGCTTGCTGGTCTCGGTGTTGAGCCGGAGCATGATGGCCTCGTTGGTGCGGTCGCTGGTTATCATCTGCGGCACCGAGATGGTGGTCATCTTCTGGATGTCGGTGCGGGTCTTGCTCATGCGCTGGAATGGGATCCAGCTCGTGCCGTCGGCTTTGGTGTTGCCTGTCCCCATGAGAATATTGTGCGATCGCTGCGAGAACGGGCCGCCCGGGGTTCTTGTGTTCAAATAGCGGCCAACTACCTTCTTCTGCCCCTTGAGTACCTGCGCCTTCAGCGTGTAGCTCTTGCCGCGGGGCGGGGCCTTCGGTGTCATGCCGAAGTGCACGGGAGTCAGGAGCCTTCCCTTGTAGGTGATGGCGAGCTCCTCGATGGTCTCGCCGGTGATCTGGATGCTGCCGGCCATCTTCTTCGGCTTGCCGCTGCCCGATGGCGTGATCTCCGACTTCTTGATGTTGTAGACGGCCGTGACCTCCTGAGCGATCCAGCCCGGAGCTCTGGCCTTGACGTCCTTGATGGTGTTGCTGATGGCCTTCTTGCCGCCGTTCTCGATTGCCTCGAGGTCAGCGACGAGCTGGTGCAGGTTGCTGAGCTGCGCCGAGATGCTGTTCTGCGGCATGGCCGTCGCCTCCTTCCTATACGCAAAAAGAGACCGGCGGGCGTTGGTTCGCCCGTCGGCCTCTTGCCGTCGGTTGTTATTTGGTTTTCCTCTGGTCAGCCGCTCGGAATTGTCACGGCGTTGCCCGTGTGTCCGGCGGTCTTTTGCAGGATATAGAATAGCACGGGGCGCTACTGCTTTTCAATTCCTTTTACTTCCCTTTTGTTCCTTTTACTGCGTTTTACTGCCGCAGCTCAGGCAGTCGGCTCCATCTCGTCCAGCACTGCGGCGAGGTTGAGCAGGGCGCGGCCGTGGATCTTGTATGTCCTGTTCTGATAGGCGTCCGCTCTGTCGACGTAGTCCCGCCGATCACCGAACAGGACGCTGCAGGTGCTCTCCCAGTCAGCCCGGTCGAAGTAGCGCAGCCGGATGACGGCGCGCTCGTCGGGGTCGGAGAGCTGGAGGATCAGGCCCTCGATGGCGTTGCGCTCCTGCTTCTCCTCAGCCTTGAGCCGGTCGATCTGTTCCTCGAGCTCCATTTTCCGCTCCACCATCATGCCGGTGCGGTCGGATGGTGTGCCGGATCCGCGTGGCATACCTGTCAGATCAGGGCCGGGCGGCGAGGCCATCGTCATCTCCATGCGGTCGAGGCGTTCGAGTTGGTTGTCGATGTCCCTCAGCATGGCGGTGTAGGCCGCGAGCCTGTCCTTGATCCGTTGTGTGATCGGCTTCTCGCTCATTATGTCAGGGCGTCACTCCTGCTCACCTCCTTCCTCGTCAGGCTCGAAGATCGCGGCGATCTCCTCGCGCGGTAGCTCTCGGCCTTGACGGACGCAGCGCACGGTTGTCTTTCCTGTTATTCTGATGTACCTCTTGACGATCACGTCCGTGAAGGCGGGCGTCAGCTCCATGATGTAGGAGGGCTGCCCGTATGCCTCGCAGGCGGCCAGCGTCGTGCCGGAGCCGCCGAAGGGATCATAGACGCCCGTGGCGAAGTCCGTGTTGTCGACCAGCTTCTCCAGCAGCTCGACGGGCTTCTGTGTTGGGTGCAGCTCATTCCCGGAGCGGGAGATGCTCAGGACGTTGCCGTAGCCCTTGTGGCCGTCGAAGTGGGTGGCAGCCTTGGCGCCGAACAGAATGAGCTCATGCTGCGAGCGCCAGCCGACGCCCATGCCCGGCGTGCCCTTGTCCCAGAGGTCGAACAGATATACCCACATACGCCAGTCGGTGAAGATGTAGGCGTAGAGGCAGGGGATGTCGGTGAGTGTGCCGCGGATCAGGTTTTGGTAACCGCGCGTGCTGAGGATGTCGTTGGCGATCTTCGGGGCCTTGCCGTTCTTTCTCTCGGTGCCGATGCTGCCGGTCGACTTCTGTGACTCCTTGCTGCCGCCCGAGCAGTAGGGCGGGTCGGTCAGCAGGATCTCAGGCTTGTTGCCGTCGAGTAGCAGGGCGCGATCCTCCGGCCGGGTGCAGTCTCCGCAGAGGACGCGGTGCCGGCCGAGGATCCAGAGGTCGCCGTACTGTGTGACCGGCGCGGCCGGGGCCGGGATCTCGGCGTCGGGGTCGCTGCTCGGCTCCTTGGTGTGCAGCGCCTCAGAGAGCGCCGTCACGATGTTGCCGTAGTCGTCCTCGGTGTAGCCGCTGAGCATGAACGGGATCTCGCCGGTGTCGATGTCGGCGAAAACCTCGGCGAGCATCTTGTTGTCAGTGGTGGCGAGCTCCGCGATGCGGTTGTCTGCCGTCAGATCGGCCAGCTCCTCGGCCTCGCTTGCGTAGTCCTGATAGTCGACCGGGGCGTCGGTCAGGTCGTCGAGCTGCGCGGCCATGAGACGGCCGTGGCCCTTTGTGACGAGCCCGCTGCGCTTGCTGACAGTGATCGGGGCGCGCCAGCCCGTCGCTCTGATGATAGAGGCGAGGAGCTTGATCTGCTCCGGCGGGTGCTGGTTGGGGTTCTTGGGGTTAGGCCGCAGATCCTTCAGCGGGACGATGGCGTCGTGTGCACAGAACACGGGGACACTGCCGGCGTATGCCTTCGGCGTGGCCGTGGTGCTGTACTCCTCGATCTCGGGGCCGGTCTGCGGCTGCGGTTTATTCATGGCCGCCACCTCCTGTGGAGAATTGTTTCTCGATCCACTTGTGGAGGCTGGAGCCCTGCCAGTTGTTTCGGCCGTCAAGACGGTTTTTCAGCCGTTCCAGTTTCGCCTCCTCGACCTCCTCGGTGGATCGGTGGAAGATGATGCGGAGCTGGTCGAGCATGATCTGGACGTCTGCCATCTCCTCGATCACGTTGCCGATCGCTGCGGTCACTTCGCATCCAGCCTGTGCCCGTTTGATTTTGCAGAGGGCTTTGGTCAGCTCGGCCATCTCCTCGACGGCCATGTCCATTTGTGCCGGCGCGCCGTAGGTCGTGATCGCACGATCCAGCAGGGCCCGGCGTTCCTCCGTGGTCATCACGGGCGGCCTCCCTTCGTCAGCTCTCTGACCAGTATGACCACGAGCACGATCACGATGATGGCGAGGGTGATGGCGGTCGGGATCCAGATCGGGGCCAGTACCCACAGCCAGCTCCAGTTGATGACGCCGGTGAGCTTCAGGACGATGAAGGCGACGGCGAGAAGGCCGCAGAAGCCGATCCCGCCGGCCGTCGTGTTGTTTCTTTCGTTGTTCATGTATTACCTCCAGTATTATTTTCCGAGCCCCTTCAGCGCGCAGGCTGTGCAGGCGGTTCGGACGTCGGGCTCCAGTGCGAGGATCCGGCGGGCCGTGTCTGTCTGCCAGCACTCAGCGCCACAGACGGGGCAGGTGGTGAGCTGCCAGTCGTCCGTCGGAGGCTCCGGGACGTTATCGCGCAACGGCATGGTGAGGATCCCGCCGTCTCCGGGCTGGTGGGGCGAGAGGATGGGCTCAGGCTCGTCGGGGATCATGGTGTCGAGGAGCTCGTTGTACTTCTTGAATATGGCCTCCGACGCTGCGCTCCAGCTCTCGCCGTGCTCCGTGTCCTCCGGGGTGGCGACGTGGGCCAGCTCGTGCGCCAGCAGCTCAGGGGCGGCGCTGATGGGCGCCTCGGCCGAGATGCAGACGATCGGCGTGCTGCCGTCGTCGGGAAAGATGGTCAGGCCGTAGGCGGTGCCGTTGGTCTCGTCCCGCAGGTCGGGGACGTACTGCGCGACGTACTCGACGCCGGGGTAGAGCTCAGAGAAGGCCCGGGCCACGATGGCCGTCGGGTCGTTGATGAAGGGCGAGGCCATCGGGCCGATCTTCTCGTACTGCTTCAGGGCCGTGTAGGTCTCGCGCAGCATGGCCCGCACTTCGTCCTTCTTAATGCCGTTGATGGTGGGCCCGTTCAGGATCAGATCGAGCATCCTGTCGCTCCAGTCCTGCATCAGGTGGGTCTCCGGCATACCACAGCCGAAGGGCACGACGTCGACCTTCTCGCGGGTGAGGGTTTTGTATTCTTTCATGGTGCTGCTCCTTTCAGAAAAGCCGAGCGGGCCGGAGCCCGCCCGGCACTCCATTTACTGCATGACGACGACCTTGCCGGCGTCGATCAGATCGCCCATGTTCTTCAGGAAGTAGTCGGCGATGTTCTTCTTGGCCTCGAGTTTCCAGATGCCGCCGTCAGCCTCGAAGAAGCCGATCCCCTCGTCGGGATCCACGCGCAGCAGGAACTCGCTCTCGGGCTGCTCCACCTCGAGGAAGGTGCGGAACGGCCGCAGCATGACGCGAGGCTTGATCTCGACGACCGCGTTGAGGGCGACGCCCTGACGTGCCTCGACGGTCTGCGTGACGCCGTTGTCGTTGGTGCTGACGCTGTTCTCGTTGGTCATGCGACTC